ACGCTTCTTATGTTCTTCTGGGACAAGGTTTTCTTGTATCAACTTCTTAGTTGCATTGTAACCCTCAAGAGCGCGTCCCGCATAGAAAGCAGTAGCAGAGATTTCATCCAAAGCACCGTAGCGATATACATCCTCACTGATGAATAGAATATCCTCTGCTGGATATGGTGTCTCGACCGCCTGCTTTGCAAAGATGTATGCGGCAGCAGGCTTTTCAATCGACCTGTAAATCTTAGAGATCTCAACAAGAGGTTCTGCGCGGATTGGTCTAATATTATAGGCGCAGGTAAACTCATGAATAGTAACCTCTGGTGGTTCCTGCATGATCGCACAAAGAAGTCCTACACGGAACTGTGAATAAAATACTTCTTCATTCCACCCACCCAATTCAACTCGCTTCTTATATGCTTCCCTTGACTTTTCCCACTGCTGAGAATCAAAGTAACTCTGTGCTAGGTAGAAATGGTAGCGGGGATTATCAGGCTCATCTTCAATAGCACCTAGTAGAGTTTCGGCATCACGAGAGTATTTCTCAACTGGAGTGATTCCGACATTCCTATTACCTTCAGTTCGTGCGGTGATATGATAATTACCAGCAACCTTCTGAAACACAGCAGGACTCTTCTTGGTTGCATCAGCGTACTCGTGTAGAATACCAACGTATCTCCAACCGAGGTCTAGTTTGAATATCTGGTTTCTCCACCAAGAGAAGTCACCCCTCTTGATTAGAAGAGTATATCCATCGGCATCCATATTCTTGGGATATTCAAAATCACCCTCAATGTAGTCATCAGCATCGATGACCCATGCATAATCAGCATCAGATTTTTCTGCGTTATGGAAGGCTTCTGTACGTGAACCAATCCTATTTGCATGATCACCGAATCCCTTCCAGTCAGAAAGATGAACTTCTCCGGGTATACCCAATTCATCCATCGTCTTCTTGATTAGTTCTGGAGTTCCGTCAGTGGATCCAGTATCTGTAATATCGTATCTGTCAACATACTTTGCCATAGAGCGGAGACATTGCTCAATAATGTGAGTCTCATCCTTGACAATCATGCATAGTGTAACTTTTTTATCTCTCATGAGTTAATCTCCATATGAGTAGTTGAAAGTGAGTTCATCCAATAATCAACCATCTCATGTATCATACTTTCGAAAGTATATTCTGTTTTCCAATTTAAAGTGTTCTTTGCTTTTGTACAGTCACCCTTTAGATAGTTTAGTTCTTCTGGTCTCATGTACTTTGGATTCTGAACAACGTAATCATTATAGTCCATATCCAAATATCTAAATACGACTTCACATAAATCACGAACGGAATGTGTTTCCCCTGTAGAAAGAACAAAGTCATCTGGTGTTTCGTGATTGATGATATCTAACATTCCTCTCGTATAGTCTTTAGAGTGACCCCAATCTCTATACGAATCCATATTACCAAGCTCAAGAACATCTGTCAAGCCAAGTTTAATTTGTACTGCGGTCTTTACTACCTTGTTAGTAACGAAGTTAGAACCTCGTCTTGGTGACTCATGATTGAATAGAATTCCATTACATGCATGTAGATTGTAGGCGTTTCTATAATGACGTACCAAGTTATATCCAAGGAGCTTCGAGCATCCATAAGGACTGACAGGATTAAATCCGGTGGTCTCTCTTTGGAACCCATCATCATCAACACAGTTACCAAACATCTCAGATGAGGATGCTTGATAGAATTTTGCAGTGGGACAGAACTCTCGATACAATTCCAACATGTTTAATACACCAAGAGAGTTGCTCTGGATGGTAAATGAAGGAAGATCGAAACTAATTCGAACATGACTCATTGCACCCAAGTTGAAAATATGTGTTGGTTTAGTTTCCAAGAAAATCCTAGTAAGTGATGGAACATCGAGTAGATCACCATAGTGTGTGGTAACCTGACCACTAAGATGATCCAATCTAGATTCTTGATTCTCGGCAGTAGACTGTCTACGGACTACACCATGAACTTCATATCCACGGTCAATGAGATGTTCGGACAAGTAGCTACCATCCTGTCCAGCAATACCAGTAATCAATGCCACGTTCTTCATTTAAAAATCTCCATGTCTCTAAGATCTGGCCAGTCTTGCACTGTCCATTCACGAGGTTCAGTTTTAATTGCTTTCTGTAATTTATTTATACCAATTTCAGCAGTCTCTGGTGTCATGTAATAATGATAGCCCATTGTGTCTACGTTCTGTTCCCTCCAAGGAACGTTTGGTTCTCGACCATCATATGACATCTTCTTCAATTTCTTTGCAGCATCAGCATCATCTGTTAAGATCATACCACCTCTACCAAGACTCAAGTGCTTTTGAAACTGAAAACTAAGACACATGAATTTACCGGGAATGTATCCATCACGCTTCCAGAAAACGGCAGCATCAATAACACCAGTTGGTTTCCCAATCCACCCACCGATCTCGTAATAATCTTTCCATTCCTCCTCAGTAAAAGTAAGACCAATATCCAACTTCTGTGCGAGCATGGGAATCGAAAGGTAGGTTCTACATGGGACGGTTAACCAACGTAAGTCCTTATACCTTAAGCAAAGTTCCACACCGTGGGTACAACAGTCAACGGCAACTGCGTAAGGCGCACCGTAAAACTCTGCTATAGCATTTTCAAAATCTTCAACAGCTTTCATCAGATAAAATCTTTATCCATTTCTATTCCCTGATACGGACCTGTTTTATATTCATAAACAATGGTGTCATCTTCCAGTATTTCATAGTTGTGACCACCCTTGAAAGTAATTGAGCAGTCACCGGGAAATATAACATCTTCATGTATGATCGTATCGTCAATATCATAAAGAATTACTTTAACTTTACCTTGAATTACAATCCAAGATTCCTGTGCGATTACTTCCTTCGGTCCATCTTTGTAGATGTGCTTGTGTGGCTTGAATGTCATACCAAGAGGCATACGCATAGTTGCTAGTTGTAGAAACTCATCATCTGGACATACATTAGTCCGAGCAGTAATCTCTTCTTTTCGATTGATGATATGAAGTAGGGAACCATCAACTTTTGACTTAATATAATCCATTATCAATCAACCTTCTCTACTGCGTTATAATAATTCTCTGTACTGAGAATCATCTCGTCAAACATGCTATCAAAGGTATATTCTGGTTCCCAACCCAACTCTTCTCTGAGTAGAGTCGAATCACCCTTGAGATCGTGAAGTTCCTCTGGTCTGAGGTACTTCTCTCCAATGACAACATAGTCTTTGTAATTCATACCGAGCTTTGCAAAGACATATTCACAGACATTCCGAACACTGTGAGAAACTCCAGTGGAGCAAACATAATCCTTTGGTTTATCTGCTTGTAGCATCATCCACATTGCTCTGACATAATCCTTTGCATGTCCCCAGTCTCTTCTTGCATCAAGGTTACCCAACTTCAAATCAGTTGCTTCACCCATTGCAATAGCTACTGCACCCTTGACAATTTTATTTGTCACAAAATTAGAACCTCTTCTTGGTGACTCGTGATTGAATAGAATCCCATTGCATATAAACATATCATAAGCATTTCTGTAGTTTCTGCAAGCATTAAAAGCGAATAATTTCGCACACCCATATGGACTTACAGGAAGCATTCGCGTAGTCTCTCTCTGGAATCCATCCTCATCAATACAGTTACCAAACATTTCAGAAGAGCTTGCCTGATAAATCTTGGTTTCTGGGCAGATTAACTTACATGCCTCTAGTAGATTGAGAGCCCCAAGTCCAGTCACTGTTGATGTTTCGATGGGAACATCAAAGCTAACTCTGACGTGTGACTGTGCGGCAAGATTATAGACTTCATCAGGTTTACACTTCTGGAGAACCGTGATGAGTGATGCGAGATCAGTCATGTCACCATAGTGCAAATTCAACTGTTCGTAGCAACTACCCAACCGTGATGTTTGATTTTCTGATACCGAGTTCCTTCTTAGAATTCCGTGAACTTCATATCCGATTGACAGTAGGAATTCTGCTAGGTAAGAACCATCTTGCCCGGCGATGCCAGTAATAAGAGCGACTTTCTTCTTCATTAAATTATTCCCATTTCTTTCAGAACCTTATCGTTTCTATCTTTAAGTAGAGAGAACTTAGATCCTTCAACTATAGTTTTATGTTTATTAGATGAGTTATGCCAGTGCCATGCAAATGACTCCAAGAACAGATTACTTGGATCAGTGGGGTTTTCAAACCAAGCAGCTTCAGCTTCTCTACTTAGTGGTTCATCAACCTTACTAACAAGCCAATCACAATCAAAGAAGGGTGATGGAAAGACTGTAAATGCATTTGGATTTTTAGCGTACACAGGTCCA